CAACAGAATTTATTATGGATAGTGGACACGGTGAGGGATTTTGTATTGGTAACATTATGAAATATGCTCAGCGTTTTGGCAAAAAGAATGGCAAGAATAGAAAAGACTTGCTAAAAGTAATACATTATGGTATAATGGCATTACATAATTTAGATAATGGAGAAGTGAAAGATGAAACTAAGCAACGAGACGATAGGGATTCTTAAAAACTTTGGTAGCATAAATCAAAATTTAGTTATCAAAGAAGGCAATACCCTAACCACAATGTCAGCGATGAAAAACATTGTGGCAAAAGCAGACGTAGTTGAGACATTTCCAAAAGAAGTAGCGATATATGATTTGAATGAATTCTTATCATCACTATCATTATTTACTCAACCAGTTCTTGACTTTAAAGATCAATACATGACAATGAAAGATGAGGGTTCAAAAGCAACTCTTAAATATTGGTATTCTGACCCAAGTGTTGTAACAAGTCCTAGTAAGATGATTACAATGCCAAGTGAGGATGTTAAACTTACTTTGTCAAGTGAAGACATAGAAAAACTAAAAAGAGCAGCTAGTGTTGTTCAAGCACCTGATATGGTTCTTGAAAAAACTGACAATGGATGTGCTTTAACTGTTTGTGATAAGAAAAACAATACTGCTAATAATTATGCTATAGATGTGGATTGTACTTCTAATGCTAAATCATTTAAATTCTATTTCAAAGTAGAGAATATGAAATTGTTACCTGGTACATATGATATAACAATATCATCAAAAAATATCAGTAATTTCAAAAACTCAGCAAAGAATAGTGAATATTGGATTGCGTTAGAACCTGAATCAACTTACGAGGCATAATTATGGAAACATTTCTGTGGGTCGAAAAGTATCGACCAAAGACGGTAGACGAATGTATTTTACCTACTGAACTCAAAAAAACTTTTTCAGAGTTTGTAAAAGATAAACATATTCCCAATTTAATATTATCTGGTTCTGCTGGAACTGGTAAGACTACTATTGCAAAAGCAATGGTGGAAGAGATTGGTAGTACATGGATGTTGATAAATGGTTCAGAGGAATCTGGTATTGATGTATTAAGAACTAAAATTAAAAACTTTGCATCAACTGTATCGTTAGAAGGTGGTAGAAAGTATATCATACTTGACGAGGCAGATTATCTTAATCCTCAATCAACTCAACCTGCCTTGCGTGGATTTATGGAAGAGTTTCATAAAAACTGTGGTTTCATTCTTACATGTAATTACAAGAATAGATTAATACCACCAATTCACTCTAGGTGTTCTAACATTGATTTTACAATAAGAAATGGTGAAAGAATAAAACTTGCTGAAAAGTTTTTTGGAAGAGTACAAGATATTCTTAATCAAGAGCAAATTAAATTTGAACCTAAAGCAATCGCAGAATTAATTAATAAATTTTTTCCTGATTGGCGAAGATGTTTAAATGAACTACAAAGGTATTCGACATCTGGTCAAATAGATGCAGGTATTCTTGTAAACCTTTCAAGCGAAAATATAAAAGAGCTTGTTGGTTTTATGAAAGCAAAAGAATTTACAAATGTTCGTAAATGGATTGTTAACAATTTAGATAATGACCCATCTAGAATTTTTAGAACAATTTATAATTCTTTATATGACAATTTAGATCATAGCACAATACCACATGCAGTTGTAATTATCGCAGACTATCAACATAAATCTGCTTTTGTAGCAGACCAAGAAATTAATATGTTAGCGTGTATGACTGAATTGATGTCTCAAGTGAAGTTTAAATAACATAAATAAGGAGTCTATGATGCAAAAAAACGAATGGCATGTTGTCACAGAGTTTGAAAAAAAGATTGCAGAATTCTTTGGGGCACCTTATGCAGTGGCAACGGATTGTTGCACAAATGCTCTTGAACTTTGTTTAAGGTTAGAAAAAAATAAAAAGTCTAAAGAAGTCAAATCAATAACTGTACCTTTTAACACTTACATTTCTGTTCCTAATATGTTAATTAAAAACAATTGGCGTTTTCAATGGGGCGATGTTAGATGGCATGAGTATTATTACCTAACAAAAGAAACAATTGATGCGGCTGTACATTGGAAGAAAAATGGTTATGTGCCAGGTACCAAAATGTGTTTAAGTTTCTTTTATAGAAAACATTTAAGTACAGACAGAGGTGGCATGATTCTTTTAGATAACAAAGAAGATGCTGAACTATTAAGGTTAATGTGTTATGATGGTAGAAAAAGATCGGCTGTGCCGTGGAATGAACAATATATAGATGTGTTTGGTTATCATTATTATATGACACCACACAAAGCAAAAATAGGATTAAAAAATTTTGAAAAGGTAAAAGACGTACCTCGTAAAGAGAAGAATTGGGATTGGTACCCAGACATTCACGAGTTACCTGTCTTTAAACAATTTGGTGATGAAAACTTTAGTATTAGTACAAAGTAATACTGGTCATGGACATATCAGTAGAGCAACAGCATTAGGTGAATACCTAAATGAAAGAGTAATTATAACTCGACCATTCACAGGTAAATCAAAGTCAACTGATTTTTTCAAAGATAAAGAGTATAACGATCTATATCAAGACTATATGGAATACAACCCCGATGTAGTTATTACAGAGGGATATCCTTTTGGTCGATATGGTTGGGACCCCTATTGGACAGAGCAATGGGGTGAGAATTGGAAACACAATGGTGTATTAGATATATTAGATCACGCAAAAGAAAATAAAAAAAGAGTATATTCACTAGACAGAGACATACCATGGATACAACCAAAAGAAATGTTTTTCTATACAGAAAGACTTAATGAGTTTTATGATGGTGTCTTTTTTGCAGGCGATCATAACTTTATAGACGCAACAACTCAGTTACACGATACACCAATGATAGATTGTGAAATACACAATACAGGTTATGTTACATATCCATATAAAAGACCAAGTGTTGATAAAAGAAATGGCATATTAGTGTCTGGTGGTGATTGGTATGACTTAACTCATAGATATCAAAGATTGTTTCTTGAGATAAAAGAAAAAATGATGCACATGAAAATGTCGTTTATAGTTGGACCAAGTACACCAAAAGATATTAGAATTATGGCAGAGAATAGAGGTATAAACTTAATTGAAAGACCAACTGTAAATGAGTTTAGAGATTATCTATCAGTACACCAAATGTCGTTTACTATGTGTGGTTATATGACATTTACAGATTTAAATATTACAAAAACGCCAGCATTAATTACACCAAATGAACCTACATCGTCTGAACTATATGATGTAAATAATAATGTCATTGCAACAGAGGAACCATATAGAGCATCTAGATATTCAGATGAAGGTGGTTGCCATTGGATACCTAACAAAGATTTAGAAATTGATGTAGTCATGGACGGAATAGAAGAGACTTTAAAAATAAAAGAAGAGGATATACCAGATATTGATTTAGACGGTGGGAATTATGTTAAGCAGATTATCTCAAGCACATTACGATACAATTAATCCTTTATTAGCAAGTGGACATTTAAATGCAGCTATTGAGAGGAAGTATCATTACCCACATACAATAGTTTTGATACCTGGGTTATCGTGTATGTTTAAATGTACTTTTTGTGGTAGAAACTATGATGCCAGATTTAAAAATAGTGACGTAAAATACTTTCATGTTTATGAACAATTAATAAAACAAGATAAAGGAAGATCACAAATAAACATTGGTGGTGGTTTAGAACCTATGACTAATCCACACATTAATAAAATTATTCAATTACTTTATGAATATGGTTATCGTTCTAGAATGATTACAAACGGTTTTATGTTAACACCAAAATGGGTTGATAAAAACCCTGAGGTACATTTACTAGATCATTTAAGAATATCTGTTTATGGTATAGATGAAGAGGAATATAATAGAACCACAAGACATGATAAAGGATGGCAAGTAGTAAAAAATAATTTAATAGAATACAACAAACGATCTTTTAAAACAGATGTGAGTATTAATTATGTTATACTACCAGAAAACTTTAAAAGATTACATTCGTTATTTGATTACATAGAAGACATTGGTGGGGTAAGAGAATTATCTTTAAGGGAAGACTTTACAGCTAATCAATCAATTGAAGATAGAAAAAAATTTAAAGAAGTATTATTCTCATTTAGAGACATGGCTATTAAGCGTAACATAAAAGTAGATTATGGTTATGCAATGAAAGAATTACTAGAGGGAAGAGAAGATTGTAAACTAATTCAATGTGACTTTAAACACCTTGACAATACACAATCACCTCAAGTAAAAATATATGTAGACCCTAAAGGCGACATATATAATTATACTGGTGCATCTTTTTTAGATAGGGAAGGTAGCGAAAAACATATATTGGGTAATATATGGAACTCGTCTATAGAAGATGAACTAAAAAAACAAAAAAAAATTGAACCATCAAGTGATGATCTAAAATATTTAGATGCATTTGCTCACTTGATAGAATATTATAAGTGGAGTGTTCGTAATGTATGAATTAAAAGATTATTTAAATTCTATTAATTATGGTAAAAATAATTTAATGGATTCAGATGATGTGATGTGGGAAAAGAAATATCCAGCATATGTCGTAAACAAGTGTCTTGCACCATTCGGTGATACAATTCATTTGGTCAATGAAATGAATCGTCATCATCACCTAGACAAGAAACTACAATATGACTTTTTACTAAATAGTTTAAGAACAAGAAAAAGATTTGCACCTTGGATGAGGAATAGCAAGTCAAAGAATTTAGAGTATGTAAAAGAGTATTATGGTTACAATAATGAAAAAGGACAATCCGCTCTTAACATATTAAACAATGAACAAATTAAAACAATAAAAGAAAAATTGAATAAAGGTGGTAAACATGGAAAGCGTTAAGTGGTCAAAAGAGCAGATGCTTGAAGTGACTC